CTTGATGTACTCCATTAACTCCGGGGATAATATGCTCCATCCGGATATTGGGTACGAAGTAGAACGAGCGTTCTATTTTTGTTGTCTTACCCTTCGTTACTTCCTTATCGAAGTAATGATAACTCCAATTGGTAGGATGCCATTTATAGAAAAAAGGGTGGTTGGGCTGCTCTGGGAGAAGCTCTTGCTGGCTAGTCTGGACCGGAGCCCAAGGCTGTGGAGTTAAACTCATAATTGTACCTCATTGTAAGTTAAAACGAGGGGAAGAGCAGAAGCCCCTCCCCATATAGAATCCGTAAAGATTAGCTTAAAGTAGCAATCTCTACTCCGCGCTCATCACTGATGATAGCAATTCCAACGTAAGCATGCCCGACTACTTGAGTCAATGCGCTAGCAGCTGTACGATCCAGCTCGATCATTACTTCACCCATCTGCATAGATTCAGCAGCACCCGGAAGAGAAGCAGGCATACCGGAAGCATAACCGATAGCACCCGGAGCGAACATAGCAGCTTGATAGTTAGAACCACCGTCGATAACATAAGAACTAGTGTAGATCTCTACACCCATGAAAGAGCCTTTGTAGTGAGAACCTTTAGCGGCCAATGCTTCGAAAGAAGCAGGAGCATAAGCTACAGCACCAGTCTCTCCGCGGATAGAATCTTGCAATTGTGCCATTTGAGCAGGATGCAATACACAGACATAAGGACCAGGAGCCCCTTTATTAGAATCAGCAGCCTCGAGAGCTTGGATAGCATCTTGAAAGATATCTACGCTCATAGTAGCAGCAGAACCTACTTGAGCAGTAAATCCAGAGAATACAGCAGCAGTAAGTTTAGCGAAGAGAGCATCGTAAGATTTAGAGATGTGCTCAGCGATACGGAAGGGATCGATATCTTGGCCCATTCCAGTCATAGAAGCGAGATCAGTAATCGAGTACGCTAAAGAATTTCTCTTGCATACTACATCTACGTGACTATCTACGAGAGCAGTATTCGCTACTGCATCTTTTTCGGTTCCACCTGTAAAAGCAGAGAAGCCATCTTCGCCATCTAAGAACGCTTTACGAACTCGGACCGTATCACTTCCAGATCCATTAATAGATCCGATAAAATCGATAAAGGGAGTATTTTTAAGATTGACAGAATCCTTAAGAAGTAAGCGGATTTCTGCAGAGATCATTTGAGCGAGTCTTAAGTCACCGACCAGCCCAGCATTAGTAATTTCATTTGCCATTATTGCACCATTAGAAGAAATAGGGAAAAAATCATTATATGGGCTCTTCTGCTGTTTCGGGAGCGACCCTACCCACAAGAAGTATAAACGATAAAATAAGGGCTAGCAACCCTAAAAAAAAACCCCTCGAGGAGAACGAGGGGAAGGGCTAGGGGAGGTACATCCTTTGCCCTTTTTAAGGGATTGTAAGAGGATTACAAAGATACAACGATCTGAGCACCTGTAACATTGATTACAGATTTAACCTTAAGATTATTGTTATCTGTAAGCTGTACTTCTAACTGGACCTTATCACCATTGCTATCATATGCTGAGCAGTGAACGATCTTCTCTCCGAGAGCATGGTTCAAAGTAACAAAAGTATTAGCTGTCAAGTTCTGAGGAGCGAAGGTTTTACGGAATTGGCTAAGAGCGACCAGTACTTGACCATTAGTAACTGTTGCCAAGTTGCCAGCTGCAGAATCTGCAGAGATAGCGGCTTGAGCGCGAGCATTAGTAAAGTAAAGATTAGCACCTTCTGCGATATCATCAGTATCAGCAGTTAATGTAATAAGACCAGTACCAGAGTTATAGTTAAGTCCAGCAGCATCTACAGAGATAGCAGCACGAGCGCGAGCATCTGTAAAGTACAGGTTAGAACCTTCTGCCACGTTACCAGTATTAGCATTCAGAGTATAAACACCATCGGCATAAGATAACCCAGTACCAGCAGCAAACTGTGCAAAGACCTGAGAAGCTCTAACCTTCATCTGACCATTAGAGTTATCGTATTCCAAGAGTTGAGCATCTGGAGAAGATACTGCACCAAGAGAGAGGCTAGTTCTTACGCGAGCTGCAGTATGGTAAAGATTAGCACCCTCTGCGATATCATCAGTATCAGCAGCAAGAGTAATAACACCAGTACCGGAGTTATAAGAGATTCCAGATCCAGATACAGACATAGCACCGCGAGCGCGAGCATCTGTAAAGTAAAGATTACTAGAACCTTCGGAGATACCATCGCTATCAGCAGTGAGAGAGAATGTACCGTTAGCAGAATCGTAACCCAGGCCAGAACCAGCAGCGAAGAAGCCTCGGATCTCACCTTGATCAGCAGTAAACTCTCCAGTACTAGCATTATAATCAATACCAGCAGAAGCAGAGAGAGCGGCTCGAACTTCAGCAGCTGTAACATCTCCACCCTCAATCTCTGCGAAGTCAGCAGTAGTACCAGCTGTTCCACCGTTATGGATAAAGGTCTGAGCGCGACCAGATACAGCAGTCAAGATGATGATATCACCTTCTTGTTTTTCATCACCAGAGGTATAGTTAGAACTTACCCAAGCAGCGAGAGAAGCAGCAGCAGTATCTACGGCTACATCTGTAATAGTAAGAGGCTTAAGCTTTAACTTAAGATCTCCACCTTCTGTAACAAGCTCGGCATAGTTAGCAGAATCGGAAGCGATACCGACTACGCTATTGGCTTCGAGATAAGATTTGGTTACCGCGTGATTATCAGCAGAGGGAGCTTGGTTAAGTTGTACCGCGCCCTCGAAGATATTTGTAGGTGCAAGAAATTGCATTTTTGAACTCCAGATATAGATTAAGAGGGATGCTCCCTCGCTCTATATACTATCTCAGTAAAATCTCTCCCGAGAGTGAAATTTGGAAAGATATAGTAACTCTATTCTCGCTATTATGAGTAACGGAGCCTTCTGCTATTGTACCATCACTTAGGATAATCTGGATCATCGGTTTATATCCGAAGTTATGATTAATAACTATGAGATTGGTATTCGAGAAGCTCTGTATTAACGGCTCCGAGTTTACACTTGGTACATATCCGAGCATCTATTCCTCCGAGAATACTAGAGTAACAGTAGCCGAGCCTGCTGTTTGAGTGGAGATATAGATAGAATCATGCTTGTTTCTACCTCTCCCAAGGTTTAGAACCTGCTTAGCTTCCTTCGCTATAAAGTCTTTATCCGCTCCAAGAGTTACTCCATCTGTCCCAATGGTAGAATAGAATAACTTGTGGGTCTGAGCTCCGATCTGGAGATGCCTAGCGTTAGCAGGGAGTAAAATCTCTGTAGCTGTCTGATAGACTGTGATAGTTTTCACTATTGGGAAGGTGTTACTCCCCTGTAGATCGATTGACATTGTACCTCCTAGATCTTAGATCGATCGCGTTCTCTGCTGTCTCCATGCCTTCATAATGGCATCTCTATTCTCCTCGTAGAATTCTCCATCCTTAAGACCTCGAGAGATGATATCTCCACTCTGTACCGGAGCAGGCTTCGCTCCTGTATTCGTTCGAGGAGGAAGAAGAGGAGCACTCTCTACCGCTTCTGCTTGGATGGGAGCGGCTTCTGTACTTGGAGCGGCTTCTGCTGTAGTCTCTGGAGATGCCTTCGCTAGAAGATGAGGTCGAAGAACTATTGGAGCCTCTGCTGGATTCTCTTTAATCCCCTTAATCCAATCTTCCAAAGAGGATTCGCTCTTACTTCTTTGATAAGCCCATTCTACAGCCTCTCGGAGATCTGGATCTGTGAACCCTTGCTCGCTTAGCATGGAGACCCGGCTATACTTGCTCTCTGCATCCGTTAAGGACTGCTCGAGAGTAGATACCTTCTCTTGTAATGTAGAGATCTTAGTAAGTTCTCCGGATTGATTATCAAGAGTATCCTGGAGAGCCTTAGCGACTTCCTCCGCTTGAATTGCTCTCGTGCTTAGTTTAGAGATTCTATCCTTAAAAGCAGCTTCGATATCTGCTTTAAGTACGTACTCTACCCCTTCATGGTTTATCGTCTTCATCAGTTGTACCTCTGGTTTTTTGGTTTCTTTGTGTAATATATCGAATAAATGAGGATTCTGCTAGAAGCTTATTATCCCAAGGCATCTCGAACGCAATATCCAAGAGAGACTCCATATCATCGAGCGGAAGCCAATGATCGTTAGCATTCATCTTATCGAGGATCTCCTTCCTCTTCTGATAGTAGCAGCAGCCCGGATGGACTAATCTAATATACATAGAGAGAGCCCAGTCCTCGCAAGATATCCACTCTACGATACAGTTTTTTATATTTTCGATGCGCTCTTTACACTCTTCACAGATCATTATAAGAACTCCGCTCTCTCTCTTCGGATCTGGAGAAGATACTCTCTCGCTTCTCTATCATCCATATCGTCGTACATCATCATAACAGCCTGTACAGGAGATATTAACCCTGCGCTCATCTTAGCGATAATATCCTCTCTCTGCGCTCGCATCTCATCCGGGGTTAATGGCATCGAGTGATATGATACTCTGTATCCAGTCTCGGGGAGAGATGTACCGAGGAAGCGATTAGCAAGCATAGCTGTCTTCGCTAAGAGTTCCTCATCTCCCAAGCGGAATACAGGAGCGAATTTCTTTTGGGCTTCCCTCTGTCCACTCTTCGATACTGCGAGAGCATAACCGGAGCGGGGATCTCCATTCGTTCTGCTGAGTTCTGAAGGAGAGAGCCCAGCTGCTAATCCTACTCTCATCTCGTATTTAGAGATAGACTCTAACAGAGCATGAGGATCCGTAGGAATAGAGAAGGAGCCTACTAAGGGTTGCCCTTGAGCATCTGGATCTTGAGTAAATACTAGAATAGAGCTCGGATCCGTAGCAATAGAAGATCTCCGGGCTATCTCGTTCTGGTCTATCTGGGAGAGTCCAGCTACAGATAATCCGGCTACATACTTCTGGCTCCAGCAGGCATCCCTCACCAAATGAACCCACATACTGTACAGGGTTGCGCTCGTTAGGGATCCATAGAGCATTTGAGAAGCGTTATAAGCATCCCATAAGAAGCCTGTTTTTTCTGCATGGTATAAAACTACTGGGAGGAAGGGATTCCCAGCTCCATCTCGGTACGGATAATCCGCTCCTCTGTGGGTAGGATGTCCCATAAACTCTACAGATACATCTCTACCAAGGCTTCCATCCTTCTTAATCTCATACATTCCGAAGATCGGTTCCTCTGGATTGCGGATATCGAGTACATCTGCTACCCATACTGGATTCCCTTCATGCTCTCGGAGTCTAGACTCTTGATAATATACGGGGATATCTGGCTGATCTGGATGGGCTTCGCAATAGAGGAGATCTGGAGTAACGATTCGATATTGGATACCTGGAGCGATAGTAGGAGCCCCTTCTACATGAGGATTAACATCTATCCGGATTGCGCTCTCTCGGAGTCCGATTACCATCTGCTGGGCTCTCTGCATGAGCTGCCATAATCCAGCCTTCGTAACAAGTCCTTCTCTAGATACTAGATCGGAGATATCTCCGTTAAGATTAGTAACTGCTGGGACCTCATGATATAAAACAGATAATTGTCTAGTGATCTGCTCGAAGGGATTGGAGGAGAGATCCGCAGGACCCCAAGCCTCTCTCCGATCTGCTGGAAGATGCCTAGCGAGTTCATCTTCTAGATCTTGCTCCCATGCTCCGATAATCATACGCTTCCGGAGTGCTGAGTGGTTCCATCTATCCTGCTCTTCTTGGTTTGGTGCTAGAGGCTTCATAGGGAGATTAGTATACATATCAATAGATCCTTAGTTTACCGGGGATATTTGCTTTACTGGATTCAAGGGTAGGAACGATACAATAGCGGAGAGCATCGACCGAATGACCCCACTCATCGCGAGATCTCGCGGACTGATTGCGCTTCATTGTCCACCGCTGCAGAGAGAGGATTAACCGCTCGCATTTAGGATGGATAAAGAATTGCCTCCGAGCCATAATGGAGTGTATCATAGCACTTCCATAATATACACTATATCTCGGCTTCTTGATTGTACGAATACGGAAGGGGAGATTACCCTGAGGATAACCCATAACTCTCTCGAAGGCTTTCATAAGAAGCGAGTTACTCATCTTCCCACCTCCGGAGCCTCCATAATGGATATTATCTCCGGTCCATCTGCAGGATGCAGCCTCAATAGAGTTTCTACTCAGCATCTCCAATATCGCTCTAGCATGAGCCTCCGGAGGAGCGGATCCGGATACGTACTCATCTAGAACATAGACCCAAGGTTTAGAACTATCTGTCATCTCTACCGCTGCGAGGATTGCTACCTGTGCATTAGGCTGCGATCCATGATCTACTCCAATACAGAAGGAATAGTTACCAAAAGGAGCAGCCTCCTTAGAGATCATATCCTCCGAGAATTGATCGAATACTCTCCCCTCCGGTATACCGATTACCCAGTCTCCGTTAAGCCTCGCGGCTCGGTCTATTGGGAGGTAAGTCTGAGAGATTGTATCCACTTGAGCCTGAGATATGATCGCTTTACAGTACTTGGGAGTTGTAGCTTCTACAGTTAAGGGGGCTCGATGGCAAGTTACCCTCCCTTGATCTACTAGTTCCTTAAGATAGGTTACATCTTGCCCTACTGGAGTCATAGTTATACCTATCGTTCCAGTAGTCCCTCCTGCTCCTCCTCGAAGAACACGAGCAGCGAGCTCTCCCCATACTTCACCGGATACGGGCTCATCGATTGCAACGTAAGCAACAGTAGCAGAAGCCAATCCGAGCCCCTGGTTAGCGGTCTTAATATGTATCATACTCCCATTATTAAACCTTACTACAGGATGGATACCCCGAAAGCCTCTACCGGGTACGAATTCACAAGAGGGATGGAGAGCATCCTTAGGTATCATAGCGAAGAGCTTCTCCTGTATCGTTACACTCTGCTGGTGAGAGTGAGTAATAAGGAAGGCTTGAATAGGAGGAGGATCTGTATCTAGATAGGGATGATTCCCAAGGCATCTATATAATAATTCTGCGGTCTGAGCGTAGGTTTTTCCTGTAGTCACTGGTCTAGGGCCCTCGCAAAAAACGAGGGCCCCAGACCCCGACTTGATTACCACCCAGCAAGAGTTTAATTTTACTTGGATCTCGCAACCAAGCCTCCTGGGGAGGGGTAGGACAAAAGTAAGCGAGCGGATTCTGGGTAGCCCGGTTCTTTAATCTCCTTAGATTCTTTGTAGTATCTCGAATGCTCATTAAAACTTTATCCCCATTGCTTTAGCTCCTTCTCGTATTGTTTTCTCTATGGGCTCCTTCCTCAGAAGAGAGATCTCCTTGCATACTAGAAAGAAGTATTCTGTTTTCGGGTTGGATAAGCCTGCTCTCCACTTGCATAAGAGAGAAGGATGGGAGCCTATCCTGCCAGCTAGCCAGCTCAGGCTCTTCTCGTGCTTCATGAGTTCCAGCTGTACCCATAATCCGAAGTTCATTATCTACCCCATGGCAATCGCAAGGACTACACCCGCATATCTCGCAGAATCCATCTATTTTCGAGTATCGAGTACTTTTATACATTGGTCTATCTCTATCTCCATATTCTTACACTCACTCAAAATAGATATCGTATTATTGAGATTAGCGATCTCTTCGCATTCACTCTGGGAGGCTCCATCTCCTTCTCTGGTCTGGAGTCTACAGAACATCTCTCTACAGAGTCCCTCTCCATTCTTAAAGATGAAGTCCGCAGAGCAAGGAATCTCGATAAGATCTGGAGCGGTTAGACTCCTCCGGATATCGAGTTCCTCTTTATGGATTGAGTTCTGCAGCGTTGCTAAGGTGTTGATAACTTCGGTCTGTTCTGTGGATAACTTCTCCCATCTCTTACTCTTGTTATCTAATGCTATGAGAGCTCCAGTAGTAAGAAGAGAGCCTCCCATCGCGGAGATTAGAATTATCTGTATAACTGTCATTTTTTCACCTGCGGAATATGGAGTACATCTTGCATGGAATGTATCGTACCCTCGAGCCTCTGTCTAAGGATTGGAGGTAGAGATACGATAGCAGAAGTAATCTCCGAGAGAAGCTGCTCATCTGTTAATCCTTCGAGCTCATCTCCCATTCCTTCTTCTGCTTCGATCTGTCTTATCTGCTGTACTACTTGGAGGAGTTGTCTCTGGAGAGCTGCATATGCTTGCCAGCTCTGAGAGGCTTCTGCCTTGGCCATACTGGAGCGGAGTTCCTGCGCTTGGATCTTCATCAGTTCGAGCATACTAGATGGAAGAGGATCCTCTTTTATCTCTTTATCTTCCTTAACTACCCCATCTTTTGAGTAACCGTGTCTACGCTCAAGTAACCAAGCTGCAGCCTTCCAATCCTTCTTAGATGCTTGGGCTATCGTTCCGAGATGTACTACCGCTCCTTCTGCTTCTGCCTTTTTTATATTGTCGTAAAAAGATCGATACAGCCCAGTTTCGAATCCTTCTCCCTTCTTAATCCACTCATAAAGAGTAGATCTGGAGATGCCTGCATATTGAGCAGCGATCTCATAAGTAGTACCAGCTCGGAGAGCCTCGATTATCCGCTCTCTTACTGGTTCTGTAAACTTGCTCTTCCTTCCCTTTGGTTTCGGCATCATATAATCCTTGTTTTTTCTGTAAAAATTAACCCATATCAAAAAAAGGTCGCGGTGAGTGAAG